TTCGCGATAGGAACTGGAAACAGAGGATATATGCCTAACATAATACAAAAAAATATACCAGCACTATAACTCAGTGCTGGTACAATGTCAACCTAGTCTCTTTTCCAGAGCGTCTACTTTATCGGAGAGTTCCTTGATTGCTTCAATGAGCAGAGGAACAATCTTATCGTACTGAACTGTAATGTAGTTCTCATCAACAGGTGCAGTTTTAACTGCCTCAGGAAGAACTGCTTGAACTTCCTGTGCGGAAACACCAACGTGTGTTTCTGCTTTACTGAAACCTAGTTTCTCAGCAACATCGTTGAATGTATAAGTGAAACCGCTCAGTTGGAGAACCTTATCCAGTGCATTTTCAAGTGGCTTGATGTTCTCTTTGAGTCTTTCATCAGAAACGAAAGCGATAACATCACCAGTTGCACTGAAATCACCAGTGACTCTTGCACCATCAGAACGAGTATTGATTCTTACCGTATTGTCATGATAGAGGTTGATAGCACCATCAGCGTTAGCATCAATCATGCTCTCGCCAGTGTACTTCTGAATGTAGACTCCACCATTACCACGGAGGAAGAGTGAACCATCTCCTCTATCATCAATGTAACTGTTAAGACTATCATGATAGAGGTCTAAGTCATCACCATCGCCAAGATACAGGTGATCGTTATCACCGAACCTCATGGTTCCGTTTGTATCAATATCGCCTGTGATAGTTGCAACACCAGCAACACTCAGGTTTCCACAAACGTTCAGGTTCTTAGCAATACCAACACCACCACCAACTACAAGAGAACCAGTTGTGCAGCTATTTGACTCTGTGGTTCCACCAAGAGTTTGGTCTCCACCAATGTTGAGGTTCTTCTCAACACCAACGCCACCATCAACAATAAGAGCACCAGTATCTTTGCTGGTAGACTCTGTGGTTCCACCGATAGTAGCGACTCCACAAACATTCAGGTTCTTGGCAATACCAACACCACCAGAAACAACCAGAGCACCAGTTTCACAGTTGGTTGACTGTGTTGTATCGGTGATTTGTGTTGCACTCTCAATCTTAACTTCGCCCTTGATTTGAACGTTGTCGTTCATCTTCAACTCTTTGTTGAAGGTTACTGGACCGTCAAACTGTGACAGAACCTGCTGTGAGTTACCACCTTCAACCAGGATTCTTTCCTTAACAATAATTTCGTCAAATACAACAGAAAGTCTTGAAGGATCCTGACCAGTAACAGTTGGAACAGGAATATCGAAGGTGATCTGCTCACCAGACTGTGCAGAATACTTGGTGTTACCAATGAAGAAGTCACCATCACTGTTCATACCAGTGTAGATAACGTTACCGCAGGAACTTTCCTGTGATTGTGCAAGGAAGTCTTCTCTTTCTGTCAGAGTTCTGTTCTGAACCTGTGGCAGACCTGTGGAGTAGTTACCAGGACCATAACCAAGATATTCGAACGTATGGCTAGAAGCACGAAGAATAGATGGTCTACGGAATTCAATAGGTAGTGGTTTGATCTTACGAATAAGTGTTCCAGTAGCATGGTTCTCTTTCAGAGTACCCATGGAACCACGAATGACTTGGATCTCATCATTACCAGAACCACTCAGCGTGCTGCTGGTGATTCTCATAATCTCATTGTTGACCTGGATATAAGAACCAAGTGGGAATCTGGATGTAGTTGAGATACCAGAGTTTGGTACACTTACAGAGAACGAAACATCGTTTGTGATGTTTTGGTTGAGAATAAGAGTCTCATTCTGATAGAATGGAACACCTCTGGTTCCAAGGTTTTCTCCTAGTGAGTCGGCAGTTGCATCGTTACCAGACAGAGCGTGCTTGATAAGTGAGACATTTGCACCGAAACTTCTCTTAGTCTTAGAAGTTAGAGAGGTTGGAGATAGAACCTCAGTTACAGTATAACTACCAAGGTTGTTGTTAGAAGCATCTAGTACAGTAAACTTATTACCAGAGACTAAACCATGTGCTCCACCACAAGTGAAGGTAGCAACTTGTGTTGAAGAGTTGTATGAGGTTGATGTAGTCTTGACAGTAGGACCAATATTGAAGAAGTATTGACCAACTGTTGGATATGCATCAGATGAGGTTTGAGCAATAGAGATCTGGTTCTTAGCAGGAATACCGTGGATGGCATAGTGCCCATCAGTAGCAGTACCGACACCAGTCAGTTGGATGGAGTTACCAACGGAAGTTGAAATACCAGCAGTGGAAAGTACAATGTTTGCGGTAGGTGTTCCACCAATAACAGTACTATCAAACCATAGAGTCTGACCATTGGCATATCCAGATCCACCAGAGATGATGTCTGTGGATGTTACCGAACCACCAGAGACTACAACCTTAGCAGTTGCACCACTCCAAGTTGTCAGAGTGTTCTCATTATACAGTTTTACGTTGAAGTAAGTATTATCTGTGTGACCAGAACCACCATTCAGTGTTCCATAGGTAACAAGACTGTTGAGTTGGTGCTCTCTATCAAATGTAAGTGTGGTGATACCAGCATTTGAAGTAGAAACACCAGTAATAGATGGACTCAGTACAAGATTATTGACGAACTTGTCAATGCTTTCTCTTGTAATACTCTTTCTAAGGTCGTTAGATACAACCTCACCAAGAGGTTCTCTCTTAGCAAATGATACAGCAGATGCTGGGTTATCATGAACGTTATCCTTATCCAACTGAGGATAGAGGTCAACAACGTTCTGTGCATAATTCAGGTCAGTGAACTCACTCTCAATACTGTTGGATGCATTGAGCATGTAGACATAGTAAACACCATCCTGAACATTGTAAATGTAAGGAGTGATGACTTCTTTTCTGTATACGAAGAAGTTACCCTTAACATCGTTCCTTTCAAATCTAGGAAGTGAGATGTTTCTTACGTTTGTATTGTTTGTAAATACGCCTGGACTATGAACAGTACCAAAAACATCAGTAGTGCTGTACTTAAACTCCTTGTCACTAACAACATCCGATACCGCAAAGGTTCCGTTGTAACCAATATTGATGGTTGCAGCAGTGTTTGTTGTGCTGGTAACGTTCTTAACAATGATCTGGTCACCAACTTTCAGACTATGTGCAAGGTCTGATGTTACGGTAACTAGGTTATTGATAGAATCAAAAGTACATGTACTGATGAATCTTGGGTTGCGCTCGAAGAGGTAATCGGAAGAAGTTAGAGATGAGAGTGAGAAATCTGCATCACTTCTAGCGCCAGTTGTACTAGATTCTTGAATGACGAAACCTTCATTAGGATCTCTACCATTTACAAGTTCCTTAGGAATGACAACACGAACCTTGTAGAGTTTTTCATCCAAGCTTCTTGGGTCATCAATACGCTTGATATATGCAACGTCGGTCTTTTCTGTTAGCGTTGCAACGCCAAGAGAACTGATAGTAGTGAAGATATCGTTGTTTTGGTCAACGTGTACATACCAGTTGGAGTTTACCGAGTCCCATTGAATTGGTGAACCAATTTCACCAGCATTCTTATCAGATACTCTACTGATAACTTTAAGTTGAGTACCAAGATAGATGGGGATGGGTACAGGAGTTGCTGCTTCTGCGTTTGTTTGTGATGATGCTACCTTAATTTCCGATGCAGAATGGCGAATAGCATAGTATACAGTATTTTCTACCAGGTTTTCTGGTACGTCACCAGTTTCACTGATGATTCTAATCTTTTCACCAGTCTGAATGTCATGTGTACCAAGGGTCAGGATGTTAGAACCCGATGATACTGCATCATATGTTTTTGCCGATGATGTTTCACCACGAGCAATAGTTGTACCAGAACCGATAATATTGTCAAGCATGTAGACGCTTGCACTCTTGGTTCCTAATGTGGTGTCAATGTATAGAGTTTCATTCTCTCTTGCACCAATACGATAACCCTGAGTGATGACAGGTGGTGCATCGTCAGCATTATTGAAACCAAACAGATACAGGTGGCTGGCAATACCTACCTGTTGAGTCTTATCAACGTCAAACGCAATCCAGTCGATGTTTGCTTCTTCTGTTGTGACTGCCTTTGGCGTAATGATGTTGGTGATAAATGCTTTGTTGTCCTTATCAAATGCTTCCTTCTTGAAACCATCAGATGATAGGGAGAACTGACCAAAGTTGGAGTTAGAGTTGGTGATAGAAGCGTCACCACCAGACTCCATGGAGAAGTGCTTGTTGAAACCAATAGCAAAAACGGAAACAACCTGAATGAAGGAGTCGTTGCTAACTTTAATGTGAACTGGTTGCCAACCTTGTCTGTAAATAGCACCAGAGTCTAGGTGATAGACTGTTGCTAAGTTTGTAGAAGATGAACCAGAAGATAGAGCAGCACCAGTTACCTTAGAATAGGTGATAGAATCATACGTTCTATTTGTGGTGTTGTACTTCGCAAATGCACGGTCATCTTTTTGTAGAGACACAGCGGTGAACTGTGCAACAACCATTGAACGGAAACCTGCCGCCTTTGAACCATCGGCGTGCATACCATTCATACCCCATACAGAGCGTAGGGAGATGTTGAAGATATATGGAGAAGCACCAGATACGGTGTCAGTTTCAATAGTTACGGTTGCAGATGAACCACTGAGACCACCAGAAGAACCAGCAGGGAGGTTATCTCTTACGAATGGGAGAATGTAGGTGAATGTTGTCTCATCAATAACAGTCTGAACCTTTGTTGATACGTTAAAGTCATCAACGTTGACACCACGAATCTTGATAGGGGTGTCGGCAGTAAAACCGTGTGCAGTCTGGGTAGTAACAGTTACGACTGGACCAGGAGTTACACCGTCACCACAAATGATGTTACCGATGTTGATAGGGTCAGAAGCAAACGCACCAACAATTTCCCACTCAGGACGTTGCTTAGAGAAACCAAGTGCATCCTCTGGATACTTTTGGTCAATATCTCTACCCGATGCTTCATTAAAAGCATTGGATAGTTTGCTATAATACATGTCAAGGTCAGTGATAGCATATCCAGAGGGGATATTGACGCCATCAGCGTACTCGAAACAGGTCAGTTTGTGGTGAGAGAATGTTGGCTTCGACTGGTTATTAGTTGAGAAATCAACGGGGTCAGTGTAAACTAGACCGCTCTCGCTACCATCAAAGATAGAGAACTGCCAGAAGTAACATGCACCAGTTACTCTGAAAATAGCAGAACCATTTAGGTTATCATCAGTTGGGTTTGGAATGTACTTAGGACGAATCTTAGTCTTTCTAAGGTCAAGACCAACCAGAGAAGTACCACGGGGAACAACAACACCACCGTTGATACTGTTGAACTTATAGAGAATATTGTTTGTCTGAGTTAAATCAAAGTTAGAGCTCAGTGTAAGGGAAAGTTCTTCTGACGCTACGCTCTCTGCGCCAGATGGGGATACTGCTCTGGCAACATTCGCGACTGATTTAATAGCATAACCAGGTCTGTTATCAACTACGTGTTCACCTGGGAACAAAAGAATTGTAGTCTTTTCTACTAAGTCGTTATTATCTCCACGCAAATACGAGAACCTAGCAGATTCTAGTAATGCCCTCTGAATAGTTTTGAAGGGTTTAGTTAACGAATTGCCTTGGTTATCAATGCTATCCGTTGCATCAAGGTCATTAGGATTGACGTAAAGAATTCTGCCTTCTGTATTCCTAATAAAATTTTCTAGTTTGTTCAGTGGCATTGTATGAGTTTTCTCTAACTGTTACATGACTTTATTTATCCCATAAAATCTTCCTCGTCATAGAAAGGAAGCAAGTCAGAAGGCAAATCTTTTGGATTGCTAATATCAACTGGATCGAAGCAAGGGTGCATCGATTCCATTATCATATAGTTAGAACCTCTATATACATCCTCCACTTCGTAGGACTCATTGTTATTTGCTTCGTCAACTAATTCTCGATCATAGAGATGACCATCTGGCATCTCGTCGAATGTAAAAGGTATTTGCTCAAAAAAGTACATCTTTACGATGGTTCTCCCCTCGTTATACCAACAGTGCTTCGTTGTAATGGTATAAGACATAACTTTTTTCTTTTGTCTTATTTATTTTTATAGGACGAGAGGGACTTGAACCCTCACGAGCACGATGCTCAACAGATTTTAAGTCTGGTGCGTCTACCATTCCGCCACCGTCCCGTAGGTGCTCCATGCGTGGATCGAACACGCCTCAGGCGAATTATGAGTTCGCTGCATTCACCAGATTGCTAATGGAGCAATAGGAGTACTGGGAGTTGAACCCAGACTAACCCGTTATAAGCAGGTCGCTCTAACCATTAAGCTATACTCCCGCAGATGAACTTACTGAGCTTCGTTATTTTGCTCAGTGTATATTCGATACAGTTCATCATCTGCGGGTATCATAACTGCGGCAGTACCATCTTCTTTGACGATACCAATACTCTCTCCGTTTTCTACACGTTCGAGAAGAGAATCAAAGTTCTCTTCCCACTCTTCCAATGTAAATACTTCCATTATTCTGCTACGGCAAGGTCAGCATACTCGATTTGGTGAGGTTCAAGGTTAGCAGTGACGACTTCCAGGACATTCATAAACTCCTGAACAGTTTCACACTCTACCATTTTTTCGTTGCCCTCATCACTAAGGAGAAGGAATGAGCGGGTGCAGACATCAATAACAATGCCCATCACGCATTCGGTTTCTCTGCTCATGGTGTTTCGTTGAATACCCCCATATTATAGGGCAAACCAAAGCAGGCGTCAAGTATCTGGTGACAAATCCTTGATAGTCTCGATGGCAAGGTCTATCTGTGCGTTCTTTTCAGTTAAAACTCTTGATGTTTGGTTATAACCGTACCTAGTTATTTCTGATTCGGACCTTTGTTCCTTAATAGCATTGGACTTTGGTATTAAATTAGATACCTGATTTTGCAATATATCTATTCTATCTTGCAGTGCTGTGATAGAAGAACCGTGAGAGACGCAAACAGAAGAGGTGCATGGTGATCTATAACATGCGCCAATGTCTGCAAATAAAGATCCTAAACCAACCTGAGAACTATCATCTTGGTTATAAACTAAGAAAGAACCAATACCAACATTAGAGGAACTTAACGTATTATCCGTATTTCCATATGGATCATTACCACTATATGTTGATGAAGAATAGTTTGGTGTCTTTGACACTACCCTGTCAGGAAATACTGTGGTGGCAGCAACAGTTGTTCCACATCCAACATTAAAAGCATTGAGAGATAGAACTACAATCTCTGCTTTCAGGTCATTGATTTGTGATACGAGAGAAACAATATCTGAGTCAACTTTAACTAGCGATGGACCAAACAACTCAATTTCTACTTCTGAGTTTGGTTTCTCCTGAGAAACATAAGAGATTGCATTCTCGTTATTCTTTTTCTTTTGTTCTAAACTATCAATTAACTGACTCATTATTCTTCTCCATTTTTAAGTTGTTCAACTGTTGCTTTTAGATCATTTATCTGGTCTTGCTGTTCCTTTATCGCTTCAACTAGAAGACCAACTAAGTTTCCATAAGCAACGCCTTTATATCCATCAAATCTTTCTTCTACTGCTTCTGGAATAACTTTCTCAACTTCCTGTGCAATAAAACCTATCTGTTTCTTTTTATCTTCTTTGAAGTCAAATGTGACACCACGAAGAGCAGATACTTTTTCTAGTGGGTCCTTAATAGTATGAATATTTTCTTTCAGTCTTTCGTCTGACGATGGTAATGCTTTACCAAGAGCAAGTTCTACATCAAGGTTTCTACCATTGACAGTAATTAAACCAAGGAGATTTGTATTTCCAGTAAACGTTGCTGAACCGATAAACTTTACCAGTCCAGTGTGTATCATGGTGGAGAAACCTGCAAGTATTCCACCAGTAGCAAATAGACTTGGAATAGTTGGTTTTAGGTCAAGTGGATTCTTAATTAAGAAAACACTTCCAGTTTTAACACTCTGACCAAGAGTAAGACTATTCTTTCCAACTAAGTGGTTCTCATTTACAATAACATTATCCTGAAACATTGATTGTTCAGAATAAGTTTTCTGAGTTCCTGGTATGTTGCCACCTTTTAGAATATTGAAGATGGAAAATATACTTGTTGCTGCTTGGAATGCCATATTATTCTCCTATTTTATAAGACCAATGAATGCTTTATATCCACGAACAGCACTAGAACCAACGTGAGAGTCTGCATAGCACTTTTCAGACCATGACAAACCTTCTGGAATCATATTACCTGTTTGTGCTTTTAGGTTTGCGGCGTTTGCTGATATTGCAACACCACCACCTGCTTTTAAGTTTAAGTCTTTACCTGCGTTGATATTTAGAGTTCCATCACAGTCTAATGACATGTTATTTCCACGTATCCTTACTCCACCAGTTTTGTCTGCTGTTAGGCAAATATCACCATTAGAAGTAGAAATCTGAACGTCAACTCCCTTATTACTTTTCTTACCAGCATGTATTTCTACAGCACCATCATTATAGATGGACATTAGTCCACCTTTTGCTAAACCTATTGAATTTTGGAACCCACTGTCTGCTACACCATATATTTGATATACTCCTTCCCCGTTTAGACCCATCTTAGGGTCATAAACTGTAAACTGAAAGTCATTAACGTGCCACCAAGACCTTAAATGATAGTTTTTATCCATTTACTTAGTAATACAATCGATAACTTGCTTGACTTCACCTTGGAAGTCTGGAATATCCAGAGATGGTTTTAGAACTGCTCCAACTCCTGTATCACTGTCGATAGTCAGGACAGGCAAACTTGTAACAACTCCATTATTTAGAGGTGTGACTTTAACAATATACCCATTTGATATCTGAGTATCATACTCATTTCCTTGGTCATCTGTGACTGTATCCCCATCAGAGTATCCACTACCAGGATCGAGAACAGAAACGGAATCGACAACGTATGGTTGCTCCTCTGCTGGATAGTTTTCACCAGGAGATACGACATAAATGCCAGTTACTTGTCCATCAGAAATAATAGATCTAGCAATAGCACCATATCCTTGGTTGCAGTTATCTACTATCTCTACAAATGGTGGATAAACATAGTTAGAACCTGGGTTTGTCATCTTGACACTAATGATACCACCGGTGAGTCCATTGGCAGCCTGCGTAATGTTTCCGAACAATGGAACGGCAGATGCACCACTACCACCTCCACCGAAGATATTAATCTTTGGTGGTCCGCAGAACTGTGGGAAACCTGCGAAACAGTCACTAATACCTGTGAAGTCTGGTTGTGAGATACCTTGGTTAAAGATATCAAATGCTCCAACTATCTCACCAACACCTTCGACTGGGTTTTCTGTTCCTTGTTTTTCTGCAGAAATAGCAAATGCAGTATTAGCAACTTCTAAAATACCATCAATATTACTGAGGTTTGGTGCTTTCGGTCCAGCACCAACAATCCATTCTTTAATATCATCATCAGCATCATCATCTTTACACTTTGGAAGACCAAGCATACCTAAGAAGGCTTCGCCAACACTACGCAAGAAGTCTTCCGTGTTAAAACCACCAACATAGTCAAGTATCTTACTCAAACCACTGATAGCAGACTGAAGACCAGTTGCGATTTGACCAATGATGCTGTTCATTATTGAACCCATGAACTGTTCAGCAACACAGGATACAAAGTTTGCAATGTTATCAACAATAGCATAGAGCATCTGACGAATAACGTTTCCAAGAGACTTGATGATACTCTCAATCAAACAAGGTATTCTTTCTTCAAGTTCAACAATAACAGGTATTAAAGCTTTCTCAGCAAGTTCTCCTGCTTTATTTGCGGTTGTTGGGTTCAGAGTTGCTGCAAATACTAATCCATACACAGTTCCATAGAGTATTTTTAGACCAGCTTTAATAAGTGGAATAAGTTTATCCATCACTGCTGTAACTGCACCACCAACCATTCCAGCAACAATGTTTTCTAGTTGCTCCACGCGATAGTCAATTTCTTGTTTTAACCAGTCACGAGCCCACTCAATATCATTTTGTATAGCGTCAGAATATTTCTGATAGTCCCGTAAGAAATTATTTAAAGCATTAGATATCTTATCAAGAGTAGATGGTTTCTTATCTGCTAACTTAACGTTATCCCCAACAGCATCGGAGACTGGGACAGTTCCTTGTGGCGTTTTTCCAGTGGGAAGTGGTACTGGATTTGGTGCCGATGATGCGTGTTGTTCGTTTGTTTCCTCACCGCCACCTTTTGTTCTGGTCTTACCGTCTGCTTTTTTTATAAGGTCATTGGTTCCAGAAAATGGTGTGAATGGACGCTTATCCTTCTGATTTACAACGTATCTTGACCTACCTAATGCACCAATGATTACTGGTGTTTGTGCGTTATCTCCGTCCATAAAGAACCCGAAGACAACATCACCCTCTTGCAGTTTGATATCTTGTGATATGCCACCAGCACCTGTTCCAGCAGTTGGAGGGAGCATAACCTGTGCCCAAGGCAGTTGGTTATCTGGAAGTTCTACCGCACTTTCGGGATGGTATCCCATGATACGGACTTTATATCTATTTCCCCATCCTTCACCTCTGGGTTGTTTTCCCATGGCAGACAGTGGTGGGATTTGACCTACCCACCATCTAAAACCATCTCTGCCTAAAAAATTACTTTTGAGTAAATTTTCTTCCATTACTTCTTACTTTTTGGACCGAATGTATCTCTGATAAGTTTCATAGAAGTATATGAAGCTTCTGTATCAAAATGATGACACAATTCCTTAATCATATATAGACCACTTGTTTCGGGGTCAAACTCATTCTTTTTAGATAATGTTATCTTTGGTATCTTACATTCTATCAGATCACCTGCTCTCAGGTTAGTGTTTAGAGGGACAGTCATACTCACTGTCTGGTTAAACAGAGTGTTATATCTCATCAATGCTTGCGACTGATATTCTGCTGGGTTTGCGTTTGGTGCAGTAGAAACATCATCCTCTAAGGTTCCAACATCAAGAATCTGTGTGATAATTCTAGTTGGCAAGTTACCTAAGTTTTCTGGTAAGTTAATCTGCTGACCAAGGTTTTCGGTGTTGCTGACATAGTTTTGCAACTTGAATGCACCTTGCTCCTGTGTTGTGAATGTCCAGTCTAGTGGGTTATAAAATACACGTTGAGATGCGTATGTTCCGAGTCTAAGTTTTTCTACAAGGTTGTTATTTCTTTCAGTTGTATAGTCAATGATAAGGAAGTCATTGTTTCTAAAATAGTCTGACTGGTTTCCACCTGCATAGGTATATGTTGCTTTTGGTTTTTGAGCAGCAAGGTTATCTAATGAACGAAACTGAAACCCATCTTGTGTCTGATAAAAAACATATCCAGCAATACCAGATTGTGGAACTGCCTTTGATGCCAACCAAACTAGAATAGTGAAGGGTTTTCTTAGGTTTCCAATGAAACCATACTTATTTCTAGTTTTATCAACAGTTCCTATTCTCTCTGTTGAAAGATAGTTCTTCAAAATATCAGAAACTGATGTATCAATAGAAGAACCAGTCGAAAACTTTTTACCAACTCTTGATGTTTCGTTAGTAATTGCTTCTCTTGATACTAAGTTAAGTTGAAAGGTTTCTCTTTGGGACTGACTTAAAACATTACTAATACTTGAAACATAGAGATAGTCTTTCGGTTTAGAAAAATCTAGTCCTTGGTTTGTGGAAGAGTTGCCGTTTATTTTCATCGACAACCTTTCACCACCTCTCAAAGGAAGACCATTATATATTGTTGAAGGTTCTCCATTTTTATCTGGAATACTTCCACCAGTATCCATTACAATTATCTTTGCTGTAATAGTTGGAGAGAAAATATCCTCATAATAATCAATGGAATATGTTCCACCTCTAATGTCAGCCGTCTTTGACTTATCGTTCGATTCTAATGTTAGTGTCTGAAACTCTGATGTTTTTGTTGACATTAGGTATAAGCGAGCTCCGTCAATACTCTATGTTTGATAAGACTATTTAACCCAGCACCAGCGATGATGATAGTGCTACCACCGCTGCCACCAATCATCATTGGATTTTGTTGCATCGATTGTGGAGCAGCAACTACCAATGTCTTTCCTTGTCTCTCTGGTGTGATACCACTAGATATTGCTGTCGATCTTCCAGTAGAAGAAACCTGAGCAATTGTATTTCCTTTTCCAGGAACAGCAAAAGAAGAACTATTGGGGTTATTTGTGAATAGCAGATATGGAACATATGGAGAAGGATCAGCATCGCTTCCATATTCACTACTATTATATGTTGTAGTATATTCAAAGTGAAGGTGTGGACCACTAGACTTTCCAGTGCTTCCAACCTGAGCAAATGATGTCCCTGCTGCAAGTTTTGCAAACGTTTGTGGTTTACTTGCAAGGTGTGCGAAACGAAGTTGGACATTCAGTGAAGGGACCCAAACATCAAGTACATGCCCATATCCAGTTCCAGGACCGTTAGGGAAGTCTGCTTTATAACCAACCCACTCACAGTCAACTCTCAACGCGATCCAAGTTCCTGAGGGTGCAGCGATGTCAATACCACCATGCTTTCCACCCCTAGAACCATAAACGTCAGTTACCTCTATATTACTGACACCTCTACCAAGAGATTGTGTTAGAACATCACCCGCTACAAATGGTCTAGTTCCCAGTTGTCCTAATGGTTGTGGTCCAGAAACTCCTGTTGTGGCACCCATATTGGGAACAGGAGCAGGAGTGTTGCTCTTGCCAAGATATGCACTACCCTTGTTGAAACCAAATGTCTGACCATGCCTGGTGGCGTCTTGGGTCATGTCATCATATTTTTGCTCAAAACCTTGACTTCTAAAGTCTGGTCTATTACCGACAAACTTAGCAGCACTCTGCTGCATAGACTTATTGAGTAAAGCATTTGCAACTCTATCTAAACCATTAGGACTTGCACCGTTACCACCAAATTTTTTAATATGTGCAATTGCGGTCTCTCTGTTTACAACTTTATTCCAGTCAGCAGTTTTACCATATTCTCCAACTGGTGCATATTGGTTTCTGGCAAGTATCTCTTGTCTTGCTGTTCTGCCACTATACCCCATTCTATTGTATATTGACTGAGCAACATCAACAGCACCTTGGGTATTAGAGTTCTCGTATAAAGATATCAGCGCAAGTAACCAGAAGTCTGCACTTCCACCAGTTGCTGGTGTTTGTGGTCCAGGTTTTCCAGGAACTTGGTTATCATCGCCAGTAGTAGGTTCATCATCATCACCAAATTTAAAAGGTTCTATCAAAAGATTCAGAGCATCTCTGAAATCGATTTCCATTCTGTTGAAAGTACCTTTGACTTTTTCTAGTTGAGAATTTATCTGCTTTCCTGCTGCAGAAAAGTTAAATGACATCAAGGTTCTTGCAAATATAACAATCAAACCACCAAGTTCTTGCAATAGTCGTGTCGTGTTTGATGTAAATGAAGATAATGTTTGAGTTAGTTTTACTATCCTTTCACCAAGTTGTTTGGAGAATGATACAATGATTGGCATATTGTTCACAATCCAACCAGTCAAGGTTAAACCAATCGCTTTCAATATTCTACCTAAGAATCCTTGTGTTGAACTCGTTATTGCTTTTCCTATCTTTGAAATTGGAGACGTTGCTTTTGATGCCTCAACAAGATCTTCTTGGTTCTTTCTACGAATAGCATCTCTTCTCAGACGATAGATGTTTTCTCTCTTAGCAATAGATTCTTTTTTAAATACAGACTGTCTCTGTAAGGTCTTTACAACACTCTTAGAAAGTTTATTAGTTTCCTCTGCTTTATTTTCAAGTCTAGTTGCAGACTTTAAAAGTTTAATTGTAACTAGTCGTATGAGTGGTAATGCCATGTTATACTACTACATTATAATTTGCCATAGAATAATAAACATAGAAGTTGTCAATATTCGAAGAAGCAATATCTGGAATAGTATTAGCAGAAGGATTTAGATCTGTAGGAACTTCTCTCTGCCCCTGTTGCCCACCAGCGGTGACTACAACATTAGTTTCTGGTTCTGGTGTAGGTCCAACACTAGCAGCTCTTGCTGATGCAGTTGTTGCTACTGGTTGAACATTTGCAGAAGTTGATATAGAAGGTGCTGCAAACATCTTGGAGAAGTCCATTCCCTCATACAATGAACCCTGTTGTGCTTGGGTGAAAATATTCTGCCCCAAGTTGCTCATTGGCGTAAAACCAAAGATAGAAGCACCAAGTTTTACTGGGAATGGAAGAGGAAGTTTTGATAAACCATAAACAAAAGTAGCACCAGATGCAGCACCAGAAACTGCTTGCCCTGGTGAAGCACCATTGAACATATTGGCACCAGCACCAAAAATAGTTTGACCTAGTGGATTTGTTGTAAGTGACTTTCCAAAGTTAAAGAGTAAGTTTGTTGGTGAAAATGATTGCTGTTGATTATTGTTGTTAGTATTACTACCTGCACCATTATCATCTCCACTACCATTTCCATTATTATCTCTCTTAAAAACTCCTCTGACTTTATCTATTGTACCTTGAATAAAGTCTCTAAGAAATTGTATTGGTTTTTTAAATAGACCGTTTCTGATAGACTGAGAAACTCTTGACGTAGTTCTACTAATAGAACCAACAATATCAGTAAGTGCCTGACCAATGTTTGAAAATATATTTTTTGCGGACTCGAATACTTTATCAAAGGTCTGCTTTGCTTCTCTGAGTCTATCAATCGTAAACTTAGACGCTGCTTTAATACCAGATATTATCTTTGGACCTAACCATCCAGTCAGTAATAGGGTAAAGAACCCCATCAATCCTTTGAGTGAAGACTGTGCCTTTACTGCTGCTTTTTGTGCTGGTTCAATAGTAGCATTTTGTATCTTCCTTTCAACTAAGGATTCTTGCCCTTCTCTTAGTTGAAGTTGAGCAGCTCTTCTTTCTCTTTCCTGCTCTATTGCTTCCTTCTGTCTTTCTAAGAAAGCATTTGTGGTGACAGTTTGGGATATACTTTGCAGTGATGTGCTCAGACTTACCATCTGAGCAGATATTCTATCAAGTCTAACGCTTAGACCGCCAACTAAATTCGATACTGCCGCAAGAACTTGTTCGTTTTTCTGATCGACAGTAGTATCCACTTCCCTCTGAGAGGGTGAGTTATTCAATATTGGCGACCTCATTTTAGCCATTTGCCTGATTCTTTAAGTTTTCTTCTTCAATGAAGTGTTGAAGTAACGTAACATAAACTTCCCTTTCCCAGGGTATCATGTTTTCAAGCTCTGTTAATGAATATTTATGGTGCTGAATCAAAGCAAAGTTAGTCTTGAAGTATGACTCAAGGTTTTCATGAGCCATACTCACCCGAAAAAAGCAGTTAGTCCCTCCAAAACAACATCACTATCCACACCAGTCTTTGGATTAGTTATTGTAATAGTATGAGAAAGTTTTGGCATTGTCTCAAAGAACTTTTCAATTTCTTTGAACTGCTTGGAACTCAACTGCTCCAAGAATGCACTCAGTTCTTTCTTCGAATACTCGGAAGCAGACCAAGACTCCTCCTCATTGTACACCTGATCGATACAACTTGAAATAAGTTCGAAGGTGTCATCAACAGTGATTTCTTCATTCTCGACACTGAAGTTTGTCTTGATGAACTCATTCATCGATGGATACTTCATTCTCAAACTTAACTTATCGTCAAGTTTAATATCCCTATTGTGTTCTGCACTCACCTGAACCTTAATTTCATCTAGGTTGATGAAAGTTGGTACTTGGGTGACACCATCATCGGGGCAAGTGATAAGAACTTCAATGTCCTCACCAACAGACTTACCGCGAATATTCAAGAACAAATACTCGATGTCAAATGTAGAGAGTTGGTCTACTTTAACACCACGAGTCAGAATGCAGTTTGAGATAACATCTTTTACTGCTCTTGCAATTTGCTTAGGATCCTCAGTCTCCATCGCAATGATAAGGATCTTTTCTTCTTTAACTAAGAAGGGGCGGTATTTTACTTTCTTTTTATTCGAAGGCAACTCAATTTCATACGTCGGAGTCGCAATGGTTGGTAAAGGCATAATAACCCAAAAAGTTCAGTTAGAAATATTTAGAGTGGAAATTAGAGAACCCTTTCTCTTGCAACTGGTCTTGATGTAAGTTTATCATTGACAATTGCTTCACCTGGTCCAACATTAGGAGGTCTAAATCTCACACCACCAGCACCTGCTGCACCAGCAGACATTGGAACAAAACCACCACCTTGTGAACTACCATTCAAGAAGTTGAAACCCTTGAATGTCATGTCTAGGTTATTATCAGACCCGCTGTAAACAGCATAACTTGAAGTCTTTCCACAAACATATCTGTCAAAGTTGAATGATGCACTAACTTTTAAGATATCAGAGTTTGCATATGATACTGGTGTAGAGTTCAATGCAATGGGGAATAACCCATAGAATGTATATTCTAACTGCTTATTGTAGTCTCTGTCAAACTTGACAATTTTTGTACTATCACACTTATATTCTTCTGGATATCTCATTCTGAAAAAGTATCCATCTCTCGAAGGAGAAACACCAGAACCAAAAGAGATAAACTCTATCCAGTGCTCCAAGAACTTCAACGATTTGTACGCATTGTCAACATAGAACTCCAAGTCAATTTGTGTGAACAAACGGGTGTGTGCCATCTTCTCAACGACACCCATGTAGTTTCCAGAAATGTCTGCTGTTCCCAAAGAACTTCCAGGCAGAACGGCAGAATTGCACAGAAGACCAACACTCTCGCCAATGAAGCGAGCATCAATTCCTCTATATGCAAGGTGTCCTCTCAGTGGGAAAGACAAACCACCAAAAATAACTTCGTAGTGTGAAGTTTGTGCTAAGTTAGTTACGAGTGGTTTGAACTCTGATATCTTTCTTGGAGTAGGCACTCTAAATATCTTATATGTGATTGTTATAGTTATTTAGATGTCATATAAGGGAAAATATCAACCTTCACATCCCAAAAAATACAAAGGAGACCCAACCAATATCATCTATCGTTCTCTTTGGGAACGTAAGTTTATGAGATATTGTGATATGAATGAGTGTATCTTGGAATGGGGTAGTGAAGAAATGTTCGTGTGGTATCGTTCTCCAATAGACAATAAAGCACACAGATACTTCCCAGACTTTTACATCAAAGTAAAAGAGTCTTCTGGTAAAATTAAAAAATATATCATCGAAATCAAACCTCTACGTCAAACTGCTCCTCCACCAAAACCAAAGAGGCAGACACAAGGTTACCTGCGTGAGGCATATGAGTATGCTAGAAACCAGGCAAAGTGGGAAGCAGCAAAAGAATGGTGTCTTGATAGAGGTTTTGAGTTCAGAGTCTTTACTGAGAAAGAACTAGGTATCAAATAATGCCAAGAAAGACAGTTAAAGAACAAAAACAAAAAAAGGTTACGGATACTGATACTAACCGTAACCGTGTTCGTGCTGTCACCGATGGTCTAGTTGGAACAGAAGACCCAGATGATATCATGCTTGAACTGATAGAAGTTTTAAATGAAATACCACCGACACAAGTTGAGTCTGGAAAGTTCTACATCTTCGTTTACAACCCCAAAACTCCAAACATTCAATATGATCAAAACCCATTCGTAGCAGTCACTGATGTGTTTGGTTGGGGTTTTCGCGGTATCAACTTCCATTGGTCAGAAACACGCCAATACACATGGAATGAAGTTCCTGGTGGAATATATGAAGTTTACTCATCGGAAGTAAAAGATTTGCAGGGTATTCCTTTTGGAAAGTTCCGTCTAAATAGTTAGAAAAGGATAAATGCCTGATTCTGCACTTGGGTACAACCTGGCACAGGAAGGAACTGATCTTAATAAGACTGGTTCTGGAGGAGGAGAAAAGCCTAAAAAGGCACAGTCTCTTCGATATCCCCTGAAAAGAATTGAGAATAAGAGTGACTACATGGAGATTCAGGTTATAGAATATGAACCTCCTGGTTTTTTAAATACTGGTCAGAGTGCGACTGTATCCTTTCAAGATGAAAAAACCAAACAAAATGATAGTATTGCATTAACATCTATTAGAACTGGAACTGAAGCAAATAGAAAGAAAAAGGCAAAAAAATATATTTACCTACCCATACCACAAAACTTATCAGATACAAACTCCATCACCTGGGGAGATGATAGAGTAAACCCTCTCGAAGCATTTGGATTGAGTGCAGCAACAGAAGGAGTACAAGGTTTCAAAGAAGCAAAAGGTCAAGTATCAAAATTCTTCCAAGCTGTTGGCGGTCTTGGGGGAATAGTTGGTCAAAATAAAGATGTTATTAATGCAACAATAGGTGGAGCATTATATAACACTCTTGGTGGTAATGTTAGTTTGCAGTCAGTCATAACAAGATCCACTGGACAAATCCTCAACCCAAACCTTGAGTTATTGTTCCAGGGTGTAAACATCAGGAGTTTCTCCTTTGTCTTCGACTTTGCTCCAAGAGATCAAAGAGAAGCAAGAGAAGTGAAAAAGATCATAAGAGCATTTAAAGAATCGGCAGCAGCAAAAGATGAGTCTATCGAAAAACTTGGAAAGGTTTTTATCAAGTCGCCAGATATCTTTATAGTTAAGTTTAAGACTGGTAGAAAAGATCATCCTTTCCTGAACCGTTTCAAACCAATGGCACTTGTCGATATGAGTTTGAACTACACAGCATCAGGAACTTATGCAACTTATCAAGATGGAACACCAGTTCACATCCAAATGTCCTTGACATTCAAAGAACTCAACCCAATTTATGCTAGTGACTATACAGAAGATAAAGAAGGAAAACTTGGAGTAGGTTACTAAAATGAGTTATTTCAGAGAACTTCCAGACTTAGAATACCAGTCAGTAGTAAGTGATAGAAACTCATCACTCGACTATGTAACTGTCAAGAACTTATTCAGAAGGGCAAAACTTCGTGACGACTTACAGAATGTATTCACGCTCTTCAATAAGTATCAGATAAGAGATGGTGCAAGACCAGACACAGTTGCAGAAGAAATCTATGGTTCACCAGACTATGACTGGGTGGTCCTTATGTCAGCAAATATCACTAACGTAAGAGACCAATGGCCACTTTCTGATAGAGACTTGTATCGCTTCTCAGAAGAGAAGTACACTATTCAGAAACTAACTGACGTAAAATATTATGAAACCACAGAAGTCAAAGACTCTTCTGGAAGACTTATTCTTCCTGCTGGGAAAGTAGTAGATAAGACTTTCACTATTCCAGACCCATCCAATCCTCTTGCAACTCTGAACCCAACAAGAGGTGTTTCTAACTACGAATACGAAGTTAAAAAGAACGAAGAGAAGCGTGGTATTTACCTTCTAAAACCAGGATATCTCCAACAGTACATCGAAGACTTTAGGTCAGCAATGTACTATCAGAGATCATCTCAGTATGTGAACGATAGACTTATAAGAACTGAAAATACTAGAAATACTTCACCATAGTAGTTTCAACTTCTTATCAAACATCATAACGTAACGGTGCTTGCGGGAGCGGTCTTTCCATTCTCCCTCAGCACCTTTTATTTTGCCGCGTGAATGTTTGGTGCCGTCGGCGTAGTAGAAGTCTTTCTTAGCATCTGTAAGCCCACAATATTTAAAGTTGCAAGCACGATAAATTGTGCCGTCATGATACTCAGAATCAGCATAAGAAATGATCGCTGAGACTTCTGTGTCCTTGCGAAACTGTCTAATCGCTTTTGCAACGAACCAAGAAGTAATGTTGTACTCTTGTGACTGCGTATCTGGGTGGATGCAGAGTCTAGAGAGTTCGAAGAGTCCTTGCTGTTCATTTCTTCCAAGACCGAATGCTCCTTGCGCTACTTCTGGAACAGGGAGTCCAGTGAATATAATCACTCCCTGAATGCCACCAATATTTAGAGGTGAGAAGTCGTTTTTCTTATAAAGACCGTAGTTATATCCTGACTTGAAACCTTTTGAAATATCTTTAAGATAATGAAACCGCAGAAGTAACTCTGCGGCTTCGGTCTTACTTACTCTGTCAATGTAATAGTCAGTTTTCACTTCAATAGTAAGTTAACATATGCTGCGACCACTAGAAGGGTCAGACAGATTTGATTGTACTTCATCGCCCAAACTTACGGTCCATGCGTAGTTTAATGTAATACATGCCGATGACCCAGAGGGAGAAGAGAAACCCTTCTCCGTAACTTAGGTTCATCCAGGCATCTAGTGCCTCTCCCATATCACTCTTCTGCCAGACGGGCGAAGTAGGACAGGGTATCGTCGTCTTCATCTTCATCAGAAGAAGAGGAGCGAGTGGGTTGCAGAGAGTTCAGGTCGCTGCGGAGGTCTTCGGTGAGTTCACGGGCAGAACCACGGGTGTTCTCTTCCTCTTCATAGTCTTCCTCTTGGAGACGAGGAGTGCCCTTGTTACCCAGAACATAGTCCAGACGCTTTTTCAGTTCGTCATAGGACTTGAACTGGTCAGCAGCAACGATCTCAGCAAGAGAGTACTGCTTCTTCCACACTGCTTCCATTGCTTCATCATCGTCCAGAAGTGCATCAGGACGGGCGAACTCGGAAGAGTCATAGTTGCGGTAACCAGCAACGTTCTTCGCCTTCAGTTTGAAGTTGGCACCCTGCCAGAAGTCGAACGGATCGATTGCTTCCTCATCTTCAAACTCAGGTTGCATTGCAGCAGTGAGTTTGTCAAAGATCTTCTTGCCATACTTGAACAGGAAGACCTTACCTTCGTTCTCAGGGTTTGCAGGATCCTTGACCACGTAGATGTTAGAAACGTAGGTCAGTTTGCGCTTCTGCTTGCGTGCTGCTTCTTTACCAGCGTCGGTGCCGTTGTTCCACAGCATCGTGTTGTACTCAGACACAGGGTCTTTCTGACCAAGAGTAGTCAGGGAGTTCTCAATATACCAACCGCCAGGACCTTGGAATGCATGACTGTAGAGTTTCACGAATGGCAGGTCCTCACCATTCGGAGCGGGGAGGAAACGGATAACGGCATAACCATTGCCGCTCTTATCACATTCCAGTTTCCAGTTGCGGTCATCGGAAGAACCGCTACCATTGTTATTCATTTTCTCGACTTCTTTGACCAGTTTGGCGGTCAGAGAACCCAGTTTGGATTGCTTTTTAAGGTCTGCGAAAGACATTAGGATTACCTCGGATAGTTTTGGATTTTGGGGGATTTACTCGGATAGTATAGCAAAGATGCCCTTAGGCGTCAATGTAATCTCTGAGAGACTCGATAGTTGCGTACATACTATTGAATAAAGTCTGCATGTCAGTCTCTGGCGGGAAACCCATCAGAGCAACAGACTTGCGAAGGTTCTCTTTCATTTCGACCGCTTCGGGGTCGTCTGAAAGGGACAACCTAGTATACATCACTCGCTGCTTTTCTAGCAAGCTTGTCAGGATATCAATATGTTCCAACTTGTCTTCTCTGGACATCATACCAAAATTGAAGAGAGACCCGTAGATCTTCTCCTGCATGGAATTAATTTCTTTCAGTTCTTCCTGAATAATTTCGGAGTCAAAAAAGTCACTCATTTATGATAGTCCTTAGAATCTTTTTGTATTGAAACATATCAATATTTAGAAACGGTGAATACTTCTTGAGTTTCAAACTTACGGTTTCCCACACTGGGTCTGTAAGTTCCTTATCAAAGTTTTTTGAGAAACGGAATATTTTGTCGTAGATTACGAATGTTTCTAGCGAGAGTCTCCCGCTTAGAAACTCTTTGAGTATCAGAGGGTGTCCCTTGGTACAGTTGAACAAAGTCTCTAACTCGTTCTCCGATAACAATTCGTTGCTTTGCTCTTTGAACAAGTACGTCAAACTCTGTTGGCGTTTCATCCACTCGGCGTAGTTTCTTTCGCCAGAACTGATAATTTCTCCAATCCATAGGTTTTGTGGGTTGTCAGAAGATACAAAATTGGATACCAAAAAGTCTACGACTTCTTTATCAGAATACTTGCGTGAAGTCTTTTCGAACCAGTACTTATCCTTCCTTTTATTGAAGGAAGTCATACTAGCGCGAGTCTTCGCACCGTATTTAAAGAAGTCGTATTTGGGGTTTGTGAAGTGATTTTTGAGCGAAAGATAATGTTGATAAGTTTCAAAGGGGCTCACAATCATAAAGGCAGTTTTGCTCTCGAAGTTCGTTTCATGAAGTTAAGACGAGTTGCGTCCCACTTCAGTCTCTCTTTCAAAGGTTTTGAAATGAGTTTCGTTACAGATTCTACTTCAAGGTTATTGATTTCGCAATAGTGGCAAATAGCATCAATATAGTTGAAGTTTTCTTCTGCTACGATTTTTTCAATTTCGAGAGCGAATTTAGAAGGTGTCAAAAATTTACTTTCTATTGCCTGCTCCAGTTCTTTATTTGGTTCCATAGAGTTCCAGTTTATCTCTAACAAATTTTCTAATATATTTGCTGAGGAGTTTGATGTACTTTGATTTGTCATGTTCTTCATAGACGACGCATTCTCCATTTTCACAAGCCATGATGATTACAAGTTTTTTGACTGAAATACCAGTCAGTTCGTACAGCATACAACCATATGCCATGC